ATTTTCATCCTCTTTAGGAACCTTTTTATGTGTTATACTCCAATATACATCATCTAAAGCTATATCCCATAATATGCTACTTCTAACAAAGCTTCTAAAGCTGTAATCTGGATTAATATTCTTTACCAATTCCCTGAACTTTTCTTTCTGCTTAAAATCCGGTTTTCTGAGTGTACCTCCGCATTCAGGACATTTATCTACTATTCCTCCATCCTTATTCTTGGGTGAAGTTATATATTCTTCTCCGCATTTAATACATTTATACTTGAATCTTGGAACTATATTATCTGTCCAATTCACATCTTCCCTAGTGGCTTCCTGCACTATTGCCCTTGATGTTCTAACTAAAGGCCATGATGTAGTAAATACTTCAAAGAGGCTTACATAATCAAATTCGGGTTTTCTAATTATAGATTTAGGTTGAAATACAAATTCTGGGTTTACACTTCTAGTCTTAGTTATCAATTCTCCACCTAATCTGTTTGCTACCCACCCTAAAAATCTTTCCCTTATAGTAAGGTTATCTTCCCTATTTTTATCTCTCTTAATTATTTTACTCTTTTTACTCATGTTCACTGCACACTTCTGTATACGCATATAATATAGGTGTTAGCTTTACTAAGCTACATCCACATATATAGCTTACCTCTTCCTCTATATTTACCCTATGCTTGCCACATATTTTACTACTTATCCATATATCCTTTGCTACATTAAAAATTTTATACTTACATCCACACTCATAGGATCTAATTATCTTGATAACCCTATCAGCATCATCATCCTCATCTTCTTCTACTTCTTCTGCTTCTGCTTCCATTTCCTCTTTACAGCTAACACAATACCATCTTTGTACCATCATATCTCCAGTAGGGGTCTCATCTAAAATGGCTATAGGAAAAAGAACATCTACAATCTTATTACATGAATCACACTTATGATTGTGGAGGGTCATTTGCCCTCCCCCCTTCATTTACTTTCTTTCTTTGCTGGTCCACCATATTTACTTACTAAAAGTTGTTCCATCTTTTTCCTATATTCTTCTCTTTTTGCTTTACAGCTTTCGTAAGTTTCCTTTTCATCGTATATAAAGCTATAAAAATGTTTGTCAATTAGATTATAGATTCTCGTTATAGGTACAAAGAATCCCATATGTGTTATTGCATCTGCACTAAAGCCTGCTATATTTACTGCTATCCTTGCTGGTATACCTATATATTCAAACTGTTCTCTTTCAGGACTAAATCTAAATATTGCCCCCCCACTGTTCCCAAAGATAATTTGAGCATTAGACATCCAATATTCTATTCCCTCTTCCATTTCTTCATTTAAGAAGTTTATCATTCCTGCTGTAGCTATTGGTTCATGTGCCATTGCTGCTCCACAAGCAAATACTTTATCAAATACGTGTACTTCCCCTATCTTATCTTTGGGAAATAATTTAGCTACTGGTTCTACTTTTGTAGTTCTCTGTAGTTCTAACAAAGCTATATCCGCATCCTCATCAAAGGCTACTACATCTGCTTTAACGCTTCCTGCACTTCCTTTACATATACTTAGATTCTCATAGTAAAAGAACTGTACTTCTACAGGTGACATCACTAACTTCTTTATATCAAAACCTACTCTCTGATCGAACTTGGTTTTTAGTGATATATTATCGCTTACTACGTGATGGCATGTTAAAACATAGCTGTGAAATTTCCCTTCCTTATCTGGTTTACTGTGAATTAGAGTTCCTGAACCCCATGCCTTTTCTGCTGCTATTCTTACTGTAGGCCATAATATTTGCCTATGCATCTTCTCTATATCTTCTTTACTATAAACTCCATATGGCATACTATTATCTCCTTACTTAATATATACCCTAAAAAGTATAAAAGTGTTGGGTGTCAAAATTAGAATATAATCTATTTATAAATTAACTTGGGCTATGCCCCCACGGAAGCTTTTATCCTTGAATGCGTATACTGCATTAGCTAATGATTGAAAATAATCATCGTGTCTCCCTTTGATATCAGGGTGCTCCAACTTCAAGTGTGACCCTACATATTTCCTCTCCAAGTCTAGTATCTGGTCTATGAACCTGTTTTTCTCTCTTCTGTACCTAGTATTTTTAGGGAAGTGTATTCTACCATGCTGGAATTCCCTATCAACAGCTTGATTTTTTTGGTGGTTCTTCTTTACATTTCCATAATAGCCTTGTATCCTAGCCCAAAAGTAAGGTTGCTTAGTTTCTGGATCTATATCTACAAGTCTCCTCTTTAGAATATCATACACTGGCTTACCTAAACTTACTATGTCTATGTATCCGAATCTTAAAGGTTCATATTGCCTTAAGAAATTAACTATCTTTTCTATTTGATCCTCGTAGTTTATTCCCTCTAACTCTAACCATGCTATTATATAAATATCCATTCCATCAATTTCTATCACTGTAACCACTGTACTATCCCCTGCCTGGGCTACATCTATACCAAAAAATCTCAGTCTGTCTTTACTCCATTCATAATCCTTCTCTAATAATGTTAGTTCTTCCCATCCTATAAACTTTAATTTGGTTCCTACCCACTCTAAAGCAAATTGTGTCTTCCACTCTACACTATCTTTTCCCATCCTGTTCATTTCTCTCTCTACATATCGCTTGTAATCTTTACTGCTTTTAGCTATCTCCTTCCAATCTGTGCATTGTACAAAATCTGATGTGCTTTTATTCTTTTTACTATCATCATTCCATCTTTCTATTGCTTGTTTAAAATATTCATTTTTGAAATAAGGTGATGTAGTTCCTGTTAGTACCCTTACTCCCCCTTTCTCTGCTCCCATAGGAAATACATCGTTCTTCATCTTCATAGCATTAACTAACTCCGCCTGCTCTATTACGAGTAGCTTAAATGTTTCACCAATAATTTCAGCATGTTCACCTACTGATAGTGACCTAGCACTAAACTCACATTCATTGGACATATTCTCTAATACAAATAAGCTAGATGTCTGTCCTGTTCCGGCTATCTGCTTTATTCCAAATTGTCTTAGAAATTTTCTTAGTAACTTGTATCTTTTTCTAAGCCTATTTCTTGTTACATGGGTAATCATACTTTCTACAGGTGCAAATAGACCAGCATTAAAATATTCGTCTAGAAATATTATGTAAAATGTTCCTAATGTTAGTACTGTAAAGCTTACAGCTTCTGTTTTTCCTCCTTGCCTAGCTGCCATTGATACTATCTCATTTCCTATCACTCCATTAGTAAACACATACTCTATTATCTTATCACTTAACTTTAGTTGAAATGGTCTAAATCCTTCAGGTAAATCCTTTTTCACTTTAATTAATAATATCTCTCTCCAGAGCTTTACACACTCGATTACATCCCATATATTTTTTGCTCTACTAAGCTTTAACTTAATTACCTCTACTTCGTTAATTTTCCATCCACTCCCTTAAATCTGTATCTAATGGAAATATCCTATCATACAAAGTAGATTCTTTTTTACCTATTCGATTAGCTAAAATTATATGTAACATTCCATGCTCTAAAATCTCTTCTATCGCTTCTTCAATTTGTTGCTCATGTCCTTTAGGTATTTTACTAAAAAGTATAAGTTCTGCCTTACCAAATATGTGTGCTGCTTGAAATGTTGTTTTTTTCTTATCTGCCCAATTTATCTTATTACATCTTGATATTAAAAAATCTATCATCTACTTCTCCCCCTGCTTTTAACTATAAACCCAAATATTAATAATTCATATCCAATGTTAAATATATTTATAGCTGCTACTCCCCAATTGCTAGTTCCTAATGCCCATACTAACATTAATATTCCACCAGTTAAACACAGTAAGTTCTTTAATAGTGATAGATCTAATAGACAATTAAACTTTCTATAATTAGAAATTACTCTATAGATTTGTGGTATCCTGTTAATTATGAGAAATGTAGATCCTATATATTGAAATGTATCTAGCATATTTATGCCACATACTTACTAGTTAATTCCTTTATCCTACTTTCTTCATTTTTCTTTTCTTGTGCTATACTCATATTCTTTACTTGCACTACACCAGTAGCTAACAGTGATTCTGCTATCTTTAAATCAACATCATGAGGGTATACCCATACTATAATTTGATTATTAACTAATGTACCTAATACTATTAACTCCCCTTTCTTCAAATTGTTTTTACATAGATGATTTATTCCCATTTGAAGTAATGTCACTAGATCCACATTAGCAGTTTTAAATTGAACATCTTTATCTTCTGTATGTTCCTCTACCTCTTCTTTCTCCATAATCTTCTCTTCCATATATTTCCTTAAACTTTTCTACTCTTTCACCTAATGGAAGTTCTCTAGCCTTCTCTACAGCTTTATCATGCTGTTCTCTAGCCTTAGCTGATTCATCATATATACTTAATAGGTTAGCATCTAATATATTTTTCCTATATTCAAAGTCTGGATAGATGATTAGCTCTCTCTCACTAGGCTTAAATTCTACCATATTATTCCACTACTCCTTTTAATTGATGTCATATGAAATTCTGTTACTAAATTCTGAAGTTGCTCTATTGTATATGGCCTTTTAATTTTTACTATCATTTCTAATCCTTCTTTATTAATACTTCTGCTCCTATCTTCCATCTCTTCTTACATTTGTTACAATACCAATATTTAGATCTTCCACCTAAACTAGTCTTAGATTTCATTAGTAATATACCCTTAACTTTAGGCCATATTGAATCTCCTTTAATTACATTACCCATAGACTTAGACACTAAAAATTCTATCTTTCCATCTGCTTTACAATTTGGGCATATTGGATGCATCTATTTAACTTCTCCTTCATATCCACATTTACTACACTTAGATGTAAACTCTTCTCTCGGATCACTCTTACTTACTCCCTGGTTATTCTTCTTCCACAATTTCTTTCTACTCACATTGTACTTTAATCGTGGATTTCCACATTTAGGACATTTCATTATTTCTCCCTCTCTACATTGCCATTGTAAGGAATTCTTGTAGTTACTGTTACATGGTACTCTACTTTGGGATTCTTCTCTTCTCTAATAGACTTAGCCAATTGTTCAAATTCTTTAGACTTCATATTGCCATTATAAATGGTATCTTTAGATTTATATCGTTTCATAAATCTTGCTAGACTTACCATGTTACTGCATCCTGTACCCAGTATTCTACAGCTAGATCCTCTCTGTTTAAATTCTTCACATAGTAGTTCATCATTTCTTCAAATCTCATTCCTCTTCATCCTCCATTGCTTCTATTTCATCTACTTCATTCTTAATTGTTACTATTGCCCTCTTATATGATACTCCATTTTCTACTGCTCTAAGTATCCCCTTAACATAGCTATAGAATGTTCTTTTCCTCTCTTCTTTACTCATCTTTAGTTAGCTCCTCTATCAACTTCTCTATTTCTTCATCCGTCATCTTCCTAATTGCCCTCTTCATATAGATGTCCATATCTCTCATCCAATCGTTTAGATCTACTTTAACCACTATTTTTACTCCATCTATATGACTCTTTAATTCCCTCATATTTGTAATTTTAAAGTTTACTTCTTCATGTATTAATTCTATTAGATCCTCTGAGAATATATCATATAATTCTTCATAATCCCCTGTAATAAATTGGTATACTGCATCCTCCAGTAAGCACCTCTTTGTCTTATAGTATGCACCAAATCCTACCTTCATACTATATGAGAACAATCTTACATCTACTTTTACATCTTCCATTGTCTTTTGTACAAATTTCTTTACACAATTTGAATGTAAAATCTTTTGCACTTTGTTATCCGGTATTGCTATATATTCACTCTTACCCATTATTCCTCTTTCCCTACCTCATATATTTTTCCATGCTGAACTATGAATAATTTAGACTCTGCTGATTCCACTAGATCTAACTCTTCTCCATTAGCTTCTAGTGCTACCTCTATCTGGACTCCCTCAGTATGCGACTTAAATAAACTGTACCTACTCATTTTCCATTCACCTTATCGAAGTAGCATTTCACTTGTGGCCTAGTTGCTTCAACTACGTTTTCTGGTTCTTTCATCTTGTTCTGCTCCATTTACTTCTACTCACTTATCCTATTTAAGTATTTCTCTCCTTCTGTAGTACATTCATACACTTTACCTTCTTTCACTAAAAATGTTTTCCTTTCTGAACTTAATCCCTCTATTAAACTAATCTCTTCTCCTTCTAAATCTAAGCATAGACTTACCTGTATTCTCCATCCTTTCATTTTCACATCTAAACTATAAATTGTTTTATGGTTTACCATTCTTGATCTCCCTCAGATATAACCTTCCAGCATTTATCACAGATGGGCAACTTCTCTCCTTCATACATAATGTACAATTCTATATTCGGATCTTCACACTTTTTCTTCCTAAATGGATTTGTACATCTGTTATTCTCTATTGCCCATTGTCTTCTCTTTCTTTTACTAATCAATTACTTTTGCCTTCAATTTCTTATATTGTTTTGTGGTCTCAAATGTCTTTAGACATGTTTTATGCCAATAGCACCCTAAATGTATAATACAACTTTCTTCTCGGGCAATTTCTCCTTTACATTTATAACAATGTTTTATTCTCTCAACTAAAGTGGCCATAAACCCGTCTATATTGTTAAGCTTATGGTTTGCCTCTTCTTCACCTATATCATAAAGTATTTGATGTAAACATTCATGGTCTACCAATAAAGCCACATCTTGAAGAAAGTCTTTTGGGTTTAATATTTCTTGTAGTCTACTAAATTTCTTACTCCAATTTCGTAAATAGCATTTTCTCTCTTCTACAAATATTACAGCTTTGCTGCTTCCTGGCTCTAATGATCTTCCTACTAGAATTTCTACTTCTTTCATCTAAATCCATTCCATATGCTCTATTATTTGAGGCCTCTTCTTCTTAATAAACTCGTAAGCTCTAGTTATCCAAAATCTAAAATCTTCACTACTGATACTGATACTATCTATTTCATCGTCTTTTATTACTAGGTAATATGCTACTACAAATGGTGCTCTATCTATCCCTGCTGTACAATGAACTAGTATCCTCTTATACTTCTGACTTAGCAATTTTAACATATAAGCAGCAGACTTTAACTCTATTTTAATAATTTCTGAATTTGGGAAATATCCCGTGGGTATTCTATAAAAATCTATTCCCATGCTGTCATACCAATCTGGATCTACTTGTAATTCTTCAAATCTTAGACTTAGCACACAATCTATTTCTTCCCTATCAAGTAGTTCTTCGTTTACTGCATCTGTATATTCTCCTATCGCCACATTCTCAGTTATCCAAGTAATCATCTTATTCTACCTCACATGCTTACTCATTTCAAAGCAACTATATATACACTTATTACACACTTTACCACAGTACCAGCATTCATTATATTCTCCTTCTATGAGCTCTACACCACATTTATTACATCTCATTTGACCTGTTCTTAAATGGCCTCTAGGATGGTATTCTCTACTCATTCTATAAAGAATCCTCCCTCTGCATCTATATTTATGATTATGTGTCGAATTGCATCTATGTAGCCTCTCTTATACTCATTAGATCTAGTTGAAGCTGCTACTTGATTCTTCAGCTTTTTCAACCTATCTCTAAACTGCTTCTCTGTCCATATCATAGTTATCCACTTCTATATTCCACATTCTAACTTATAAACGTTCTGTCTTTACTGTTCTACACTTATCCACTTCTATTCTCCCTTTACATCCTTTCCTAAATCTCTCTAAGTCTACTCTCACAGGTGAAGTTTTACTCTTTCTAGGATACCAGCATTCATATGGAGTTCCCCATGTTCCAGGTACAGATTCTAAATATTTGCATCCTCTACATCCTCTGTTATCTTTGTTATTCTTGTTATTTTGAATTTTCTTTTGTACCATTGCTAACATCCTGAGTATTATTCTCATTCTCTTATTTAAATGGTACTATTGCTGATATTTCAATTATCACTTTATCTAGTAAATAATTTCCTTCTAAGTTCCAATCAAACACTTTAAGTAATTCTCTTTCTAATTCATCAATCATTATTCTAACTTCCTTATAAGCTGCAAGTAAATTGTAGGCTTCCACAACATCTATTAAAGTTTTAGTATGGAATATTTGCTTTCTTCCAGCATTTTCACTATCTTTATTTACATAGATAAAATTAGCTTTCATCCTCACTTCATACTTATTCACTCACTCTCACACTCCTTTATAGTATAAGCAGAGACAATATAGCATTTTTCATCCATATTGCCTTACTGCTGCTATATACTATTAAACTACTTCATTATATTTAAATGTTTACTAAGAAAAGGAGAATTTTTTATAATTACTTATTATTTCTATTTTTCTTTAGCTTCTTTACCTAAATCTTCACATGCATCCTCTTTGGGTTTACTCATTCGCCTTAGACTCTCTGCTCTACTAGCCATGCCTAGCGAATTATCCTTTGTCTGATCTGTTCGCTTTATTCCATGTAAACCCAATAGAAAATCTTTAGGCCTTTTCTTGTTATAATCTAAGCGTTTTTGTAAAACTCTTGCTTCTTTTTCTTGCATTATTCGCACTGAATAAACAGCATCTATCCGGTTTTGTAGATCAGGGTAATTATCCCTGAACCACTTGTTCATGTTTTCTGATGTGTATTCTGTTGGTTTACTCTCTAACCAAATCTTAACTATTCTCTTAAAGGTTCCAATGTCTAGTATTGATTTAACTGCTTCATCTGTCCCATCGTATAATTCCTGTATATCCATATCTTACTTACCTCCCTCATATTTCTCTAATCTTCTACTCTGAACCTCTGTCCATGCGAGTACCAATTCTCATAAAATGCTGTTCTGTGTCTTGTTGCCAATTAGATCTCTTTGTATAAGCTCCTCTGCTATTTGCTGGAATTGTTCTTTCTCCATCTCGTATAGTCTGATCAGTAACATAGCATCCTTTTTAATTAGCTTTTTATGTCCGCCCATTTAAATTCCTTCTTCCTATATTTTTCCTCTTCCCACCGTCTAACTTTTCTGTCTCCAAATTTGTTTGGACATTTTTCAATATCTTCCATTTCAAGCACCTTTAACTTATTCTATCTACAACTCCCTATTTAAACTCTACTCCTCTTCTGTTGAACGTTTATACACTTCATCATCCTTACCGAATCTTAAGCTTAATCCGTTATTTAAAGGTTTATGGAAGAGATGGGATTTGAACCCATGAAAGGCCTCCGCCATAGGATCTTAAATCCTACCCTTTTAACCAGGCTCAGGCACTCTTCCATCTTTAACTATGTTCGCTGCCCTTTATATATGTTCACTATTAATGAACATTCAACTAAACTCATAGGTTCTATATGATAATACACCATTTTTGGCCTATTATAATATAAATAAAAATTATGTACTTCAACTCATATCCCTAAAAAATATAGTGCATCTTTAAAAGAAGTAAATTCTCCTCCTCCTCCTGTTTCTACGTGGTACATCGTGTGGGTTGGGGTGGTGTTGTATATGGGGGTATGGTGTGTAACCATGAGCTGTCTGTCTGTGCTACAGATCCTAAGTCTACACTTGGTATTATTCTCTAATACATCTGTACACCTGTAGTTCAGTCCCCATGAGGCTTAGCCATAAGGTTTAAATGTACTGTATTCCCTAGCTACACATTAGATAATATTACTGTAGGCATGGGAAAGCAACCTGTAGTTCTCCTATACACTATATATAAAGTTTGCCATTTTATCTCCATTGAATTGTAGGACACTTAGACAGTATATATAAGCCTTTACTATTCAACTGAGCTACACATCTACATATTATTCTAAGCCTACCCGAATATCACGCTTCATTAATTTACCATGCCTTCCCCATAGACCGTTTCTACTATCCGAAGCCTAATACAGTAATACAAACTGTAGCACACATAGACAGGGGAACATAGTTCTAGGGCTTCTCTATGGTAATTGTTCTATCTCATAAGGATGTAGATTGTGGTAGATTATGCTATATATTGAATTGTTTGCTATTCCCAATAGCAGGATCCTGTATCAGGTAGGTTTGTAGGATTTAGCCTATTTACAAAGTGAAGAAAAGTGTTGAATTTTAAGGATTCTTAGATTCTACAGTATGTTACTTAGATTTCACCTTTTTACTAACACTAGCTTCTTTTAGACTTAGCGATATTTCGATAGTGCTTACTCTCCTAGTTCTACCTTCAGTAGCAAATTCCTCTGTCCCTATCTTAATAGTTCCTAGCTCCATAGGAGTCTCTTGAAATCGTTTTAGAATCTCTGCTACATCAACAGCTTTACTAACTGATCTCCCTCTGGCCTTCACAGTTACACTAGTGCCTCCTGTCTTTAGATGTACTATCACAGCAGTGATATAGGCCTTAATTGGCTTCTTCCCTACCTTCAGTTCTAAATTAGACATTTTATGTATTCACCTCCAATTTAAGTTCTCCCTTTCTTACCTTCCTATTTAGTTCATCAGTAAGCTTAACTGCTTTATCATAATCATACTTTCCATTAGTCTGTACTTCCTTTACATGCTTCTCACATAGGTAGTCATAGTAGTAAGGTCCTCCCTTATTGCCTCCTAATTTACATCCACATTCTAGCTCTATTACACTATCTCTAGCTTTACTCATTTATTATTCCTCTTATTAAAGCATTTTCCACTACATATTTAATATTTTTCTTAAGCTTCTTCTTCATCTTCATCAATTTGCATCTCCTTAAATTCAGTGTACATGCACTTTCTAGACTTAGCATGTAATTCTCCACATTTATCACATCTATAATAATCAGTTTCTTTAATTACTTCCTCTAAGTTTCCTATAGATTCCATCCATTCTAACCTATCTACAAATTCCTTAAGTTTCCCTTCAGGTAGTCCTACATCCTCTTCTAAACTATCAGCTATCAGCAACTCGTATTTCTTCCTAGTCTCTGGATAGTGATTTATAAACCTAAGCTCTTGATCCCTCAACACTTTACCAGCTTTAGCTTTAGCATCAATATTCTTCCTGCTTAATTCTAAAGTCTCTAACATCTCTCTATAAGCTTTACGTCTATCAGCTTTAGCTCTTTCACTTATTTTAGTTTTCTTCCTTGGGATATTTATACACTCCCCTTATAGATTCTTCCAATGTTTTGGTTTATGCAATCTTTTAGACATTACTAATCTTCACCTATTTCTTTAATCATTAAATTAGTAAATATATGTATCCAGCACTTATTGAAGCAGTAGTCTATATCTGAAATATTACTTTTAGCACATTTATTACAATGCACTTTCATTTTCTCTTTAAGCCTTCTAATTGCTTCTCCCTTATTCAACTTCACTCACCCTATATACTCTATTGAAGTAGTCTCTTATAACTCTATCCACATTTCTCACATCCTTTAAATTCTACTGCTCTATCTAAAGGTTTAACTAATCTAGGCTCACCATTAGACTTCCACTTACTAAAGCAATCCGCCAGTAGCTTACACTTATCGCATTCCTTACCATCCATGAAATACCCATAACATTTCTTCATTTACATATCACAATCCACGTTCATACAATATTCTTGCTATTATAGCATATACAGCTATATCATTTAACCTTTGATTTATACCTTCTACATCTCCTTTCTCTGATCTACCTAATAGTTTAAAGGCAGCATCCCATTGTTTACTTGCGTAGGCCAAAGCAATCTTAGTAGCTGGGTTTCCCTTAGTCAATATATTATAATCTTCTAATGCTTTTCCTACAGTAGTAAAATTTCTAAGTGGTTCTTCTTTAGATGCATAGTCCCCATTCTTCATATGATGTAATTCAGCTAAGTCTACTATTATCTCATAGAATTCTGGATCTCCATTAGAAAATAGCTTCTTCATCTCTACTATTAATTCTTCTTTATTCATTTAAATCCCTCTTATCTTTCAATGTATTAATTAACTCCTCTACATTAAAGAATACTTCATTACAGAATTGATACATTACATCCCACCTTTTAGACTCTTCATCAAATAGTACATATCCCTCTTTCCCTTTACCTATACCGTAACCTAATTCTAAATGTCCACTTCTCCCACATGGTGTAATCAATATAACAATGTCACTTGCATCTAAATGATGTTTATCAAAGTCAAATATATGTTTAGCTAAATAGTTAGTTAAAGCTTGTTTATAACTGCTACCTCTCTTCTTCTCAAATTTTCTCCAGTAATCATCTGCTTTTGGTCCACATCCTATCCAATCTTCAAATATTTCCCAATTAGAAAATTCCCTTCTTAGCCTATTCCCTACATCAACCACTTTCCAATTCTTTAAGCTACCTATTAAATACACTTTTTTATTCATCTATATTTCCTCTTATTCTTTAATACATTAATTAACTCATCTAAACTCTTAACTATTTTACCTCTTCTACATGCGTAGTTCATCCAAGGATGTAAGTAGATATCCGGATAGTTATTAGTCACTAAGTATACTGGTCTATCCTTAATTACTCCCATATAGAATATTTCGCATGTAGTCCCTCCACTCCAGTTATCCATAAATGCTATTACAATATCTGCATTATCAACCATTTTTAGATCTCTATGTACAATGTAGCTTTTCTTTCTCTTAACCTTTAACATCCATTCCTTAGCCTTTCTAGGATTTACACCTTTTTCATTCATTTCATCAGCTATCTTAACTTCCATTCTAGTAATAGATCCATCTCTATTATAGAATGGGTTCCTAACATCTATTCCTATTTCAACTAATTTAGGTGTTACTTCATCCCTTATGTAATGCCTTAATCCAAATGTATGCGCTAAGTAAGCTTTCACTTTCACATTAGATCACCTTACTATTACATTTCCCTTTCATCATACAATTCCCTTCACTATCTTTGTAATCACAGTTACCTTCATATCCACATCTAGGCCTATTAGACTTAGAAATATTCTTAACTACCTGTTTAATCTCCTGCTTCACTTCAATAAGCTTAAAGTCTCTTATTATCTCCACATTCCCTAATCTAGCAGCAGCTATCTTAGCATATTCTTCATTAAGCTCTATGCCTATCCACTTCCTATTTAATCTCTGAGCAGCTATACAAGTAGTTCCACTTCCTACAAATGGATCTAGCACTATTCCCTCTTTACTGCATCCTAACTCTATTAGGTAAGCCATTAACTTTATCGGTTTAACTGTAGGATGAAAATTCTTTCTAAGCTTCTGTCTATGTAATCTATCTACTAAATTTTTATCTTTAGCATTCTTAGACTTAGAGAATTTCCCCTCAGTATCTTTAACTTTAGATTTACTATTTTCTAATCCTTTATCCCTCTCTCTCTTAGATGGCTTAGGCACATCAAAGAATATACATCTGTGATTCCACCAATTATCTAAATCGAAATATCTACTTTGGTCACCAATATCTCCTTTACGATTAGGATATAAACCTCTCTTATATTTTCCATAAACATTGCTAGGTATATTGCCTTTTTTATCTTTACCTCCTTTATACTTAGAACTTAAATTTCCAGTCTTACTTATTTTCCCACTATCAATAGCTCTATCACTCACTAAAAGGTTAGCCGAGAATCTACCTTTAATATTATCTTTTAACGTTCTATTAACATAACCCTTACCATTACCATAAATAGTTTGCCCCACACTTCCATAAGCTCCAAATTTACCTTTCCACATATCATCTTTATTTTTAAATGGTATTCTACAACCATCCACATTCATAGCCCCAGTTCCCCACTTAAGCACATTATCAACTATTGTAGATTCACTCATAGGTTTATTAACCATCAATATACACTCTAATGCTGGTTTAAGTCCAGTAATTGATTTCCATCCATTCCATTTCTTAG